CATCCCCGATGATATGGCCGGAAAAGGAATGGCCACGATCAGAAATTACATGTTAGATAAAACCAAAGGTCAAAATGTTTTATTGCTCGATGATGACATCAAACAATTCGGCTATTATGAGAAGTGCGAAATGTCGTTGATGACCGAGAGGGAGGTTTATGATTTGATGGAGAATTTCTTTCGCATGACAGAGGAGGCAGGAACTAAACTGTTCGGCATCAATCTTCAATCCGATAAAAAGTTTTATCGTGAATATTCGCCTTTGAGCTTATCATCCGTTATTCTCGGCCCTTGTATGGGTATTATAAAAGACAAAGATTTGAGGTTCGATGAAAGACTAGGATTGAAAGAAGATTATGACTATTCAATTCAAGTGTTGAGAAAGTTCCGAAAGATATTGCGTTTTAATAAATATCATTATGTTTCTGCTCATATTAAAAAGCGAGGAGGATGTGCCAGTTATCGCACTATGGAGAAAGAAGAAAATCAAGCTAAGTTATTTCAAAAAAAATGGGGCAAGTCGATTGTGAGAATTCAAAGAAAGACTCAAGGAGGAAATCCGTCAATCAATCCGGTCGTTCAAATACCAATTAAAGGAATTTAGTGCTATAATAGGCTTATATGCCACATCAAACTATCAAAGGTTTTATAAAAGATAGAGTCGCCGACATTGGGTTATGGTTATTTCTTTGGGGTGCAGGAATGACAGAGGAAGAATACCACCGAGAAATTTTCAAACAAGAATATCGGAGGGCAAGAAAAGCAGGACACATATGAAAAGCAATTTGAGATGGGAAGATTTAAGAGAAAATATTTGCCCTGCGTGTGGGGCTGAATTAAAACGGAAACCAAACGAGAATTATTCTTGCGATTGTGGTTTCTTTTGCCGGTATGGTCGAGCAACCGACATCATCAATAATATTTATAATCAAAACAAGGATGAGAGGGCGGACACATTCCTAAGAAATCACGGAATAGATATGCCAGTCATTCGCTAACTTATGAAATTTAGCACAGAAACAATCTCGGTTATTTTAATCGCGATAATCGTCACAATCATTTTAACATTAGTCGAGTCCGTCATTGGGTATTATTTCCTAAAGTTAATCGGTGGAAGTTTTACCTTTGGTCAAGTGATATGGATTATTTTAATAAGTAATTTATTAGTGGGGTTCGTTAAGGCTCTACGGGAACAATATGGAAAGCAAAGAGTCAAAAAATAAACAAACATTCAAGGTCAACATCAAGACTCAAGATGCTAAAAAGAATAAAAAGGCATCAAAGGGGAAAGGTGATGACTTAGATAACTTAGATAGCAGTAAAACAATTCCGAGAGATACTTTGAATAGAGATATTTCAAAAGCAAAAAATAGAGTTGCTAAAACAAAGTTGAGGGTTCTCGATGAGTTGAGAAAAAGTTATAGCATTGTCACTACCGCACTTGCTAAGGCAGATGTTTCTACTGCAATATTTTATATTTGGTTAAAGGAAGATAAAGATTTCAAACAAGCAGTCGAAAATATTGATGATAGTTTTAATACCATAGTCGAGGACAAGATAAAACAGAAGATAGTTCAAAACGATGGTCACATGTTGAGGTTCTATGCCTCGCATCGAATAAAGAAGTTTAGACCAAAACTCGGATTAGAAAATGAGGATGAGGCCGAGCCATTCCGTGTCACGATCATAAATTCAAAAGGAAAATAAAAATGAAAGAATGCAACTGGGAACAAACAATCAAACAAGAGGAGGCTTGGCAATGCCTGTTAGATGATATGACAACCGAGTTGTTGTTTGGTGGTGGGGCAGGAGGGGGCAAATCTCGTCTTGGTGTATCGTGGATTATTTTAATGTGTGGAATGTATCCCGAAACAAGATGGTTGATTGGTCGTAAAAAATTAAAGAGATTAAAGGAAACAACATTGAGAACTTTCTTTCAAGTTTGTCGAGAGTGGGGATTGAAAGCCGGTGTTGATTATAAATATAACTCATCAGATAGCATCATCACCTTTCGGGGTGGTGCTGAAATATTATTAAAAGACTTGGCTCATCAACCATCCGACCCAGAATATGATGAACTCGGTTCTCTTGAATTGACTGGCGGTTTCGTTGATGAAGTCGGCCAGATTTCTTTTAAGTGTTGGTCAATCTTGACTTCTCGTATTAGATACAATCTCGATAAATACGGATTGACCCCTAAACTTCTCGGGTCTTGTAATCCTACAAAGGAATGGCCCTATTCGGAATTCTACAAACCCGATAAAGATGGGAAGTTAGAGACACATAAAAAGTTTATTAAAGCATTGGCGGCAGATAATAAGTTTTTGAGTTCGAGTTATATAACTCAGTTGACTAAGATTAAGGACAAGGCAACTCGAGAGAGATTGCTCAATGGTAATTGGGAATACGATGACGACCCATCAATCTTGTTTTCATTCGAGGTTATTCAAGACCTATTCACCACTAAGGTCGAAGATAAGAGCAACAGGTTCATCACTGGTGATGTTTCTCGCAAAGGTCGAGATAATATGCCCATTGGTCTATGGCATGGCTTACAACTGATTAAGGTGGCAATGATACCCTATGAGATAAGGTCATCGACCAAGAAATCAGCCGAGTGGATTATGAAGTTTGCTCAAAAGCACAATGTTCGCTTTTCGCATATCGTTCTTGATGAGGATGGGGTCGGTGGCGGTGTTGTCGATAACATCCCGGGATGCATTGGTTTCTTAAATGGCAGTTCCGCATTCTTAACCAAAGACGAGAAACGAAGAAAGGCAAAAGGAGAATATTATATCAATTTCGGAAATCTAAAAACTCAATGCTATTTTAAGATGGCCGAATTAGCAGAGGCCGGAGAGATTGGCATCAATGAAGATGCTTTTGCTAGTGATGAGGACAAACAAGATTTCATCGAGGAAATGGGTCAAGTAAAACAAAGAGATACCGACAAGGATGGCACAGTTTATTTGGTTGATAAGAAAACAGTCAAACAGAATATTGGACGATCACCGGATTTCTCCGATATGGCTATGATGAGAATGCGTTTCATTGTTAAGCCAAGAGTTGCCATTGACATTATTGATTTATAGATTGTCGCAAGTGTCAATTTGTGCTATAATTTAGATAGTTAAATTTAACTCACAAAAATAATATGGGATTTATTGAAAAATTTTTCAACCGGACAGAGAAGAAAAGCGTTCCTTTGTCTTTTTTTTATAACTCGGGCATTTTGAATTCAATCATCACTCGAAGTGATGCTCTTGATTTCTACAAGTCTTGGGTTTATGCCTGTGTCGCAAAGCGGTCATCGGGTTTGGCTCAAATAGAATTTAAGTTATATCAATTAAAGGCCGGAAAGGTCGTTGAATTGTTAGAACACCAATTATTGGATTTGCTCTATCGTGTTAATCCGGAAACTACTAAATACAATTTCTTTCAGTTGTCGGCTATCTATCGTGATTTATTGGGTGCGTCCCCTTGGATTTTAGAGAAAGTAAACCCATCGGACAAAGTGCCTACAAATATGTATTTGGCTAGACCAGAATATTTCAAGGTTAGGAGAGATGCTCAAGGACTTATCACCGGTTATAATTATACTATTGGCTCATTCAATAAAGATTATACAGTTGATGAGGTTATTTTTTTAAGAAACTACAACCCACAAAATCCTGATGTTGGGATGGGCATCATCGAGGCAGTCAGACAGACCGCTGAAAATGATGATTATATTTTACAGAGCAACAATTCTCTTTTGAAGAATGGTGCTCGGCCTACTGGTTATTTGGAAACAGATGAAACCTTAACCAAGTCGGAGATTAAAAGATTAGAAAAGAAAGGCAAGAATAAATGGGCCGGTCTTGAGAATGTTGGCAGACTTCAAATTCTACAAGGTGGTCTAAAATTCAAAGCCGATATTATTTCACCAAAAGATTTGGATTATATTCAAGGCAGAGGAATGAACAGAGATGAAATTGCGGCCGTGTTCGGTGTTCCAAAATCTCTTTTAACTTTTGATGATGTTAATCGTGCCTCCGCATCTACCGGAGAATATCAATTTAATAAATGGACTCTTGAGCCAATCGCAACAGAATGGATTGAACAGTTGAATGAGTTTCTTGTTCCTAAGTTCGGTTCGGATTTATGGTTAGATTTCGACTCATTGGCTAAGGAGGATGAGGATTTAGAATTAAGAAAGAACACCGAGTCTTGGAATAAGTGGAGAACTATAAATGAAATTCGTGAATGTGATGGCGATTTGCCTCTTGAGGGTGGTGATTAT